CGCTACCAAAGTCATAATCAACAAGCATAGCAGCCAAAGTAGGATGGTAGGAACCAATATCAAATTCGACAAAAATATCGTTATGCGGAATAAAACTTTTTCGGGATCCGTCTTTATGTGAAAGTGCTGCATAATTGACTCCCCTAAATTTGTTAGAAGGCCTTGTCGTAAGCGTTTTATAGTTGTAACTAGTGTATACAACATCGTTTTCAACTGGGTGGAAATGTTTTTCAAATTCATCTTTATCAATTTTTATACCATTACGCTCGATTGCATTAAATACTAATGTAGCTTTATCATTATAAAACGGGTTTACCACGGTATTAACACGGTGCTCTAAATCATCATATATTTGCTCGCAAACCTCATAGTGTTTAGTAATTGGCACGAGTTGATTTACCGTTAATAGATCCGGAAATCTCCTATATAATGTAGAATGAGCTGTTGTTTGTGGAAGTATATACGGAGGAGATCCTAATGTTATATCTACAAGCTGTTTTAAAATCGTGTAGTGTAAAAACTCTTTCTTATCCCTTACATATATTTTTTCTAACCCTTTCAAATATAAATATACCTCATCTTCAAATACATTTTCACATTCGGGGTGGGAAACAGGTAGTATGTATCCCTTATGACCTTTAATAGGTCTTATATAGAAGCCAATAATAGAGTTTTGTGATGGGTGTTGGTAAGGATTATTTGAGATAATCTCTACAAACGCTTCTTTAAAACCACTATTTTTTAAAACCTCAAATTGTTCTTTATTTTCTATTAACCAAAACATTTATTTAAATATACAACCTTTTTTTTATATTATCACTCTTGATAAAATTGAAGATAATTAAATCTTAAAAACTTTCCTAAACCATTAATTTGTAAATTTTTCTCTACAAATCCAATTTGTTTTGCATTTATTTGTCTAACATTTTCTTTTTCACCTGAGATAACCCATATTAAAGGCACTTGAAGGTATAAAGAAGAAGATAAAGAATCATTAAAATTAGAGACACTTACTTCAATATATAAATTTTGGTTTGATTTTTTAACAAAATATCTAGTAAATTCACCATTATTAATATCATCTTGGGTTAAAATAGGATAATATGAGACTGGGGTATATGGGGTTTCATTTCTGGAAGCACCGGTGATTATACTGTAACGGGAATTGTAAGGTAAAAAACGTGGGTCTTGATTTCCTAATTCATCCCCTTCATCAAAAGATGGGGTTGGTTTTCTTTTAATAGTGGGGTTAGGTAAAGGAATTAATTCTAAATTAGGGCCATCATTAGGTTCTTTCCCACTAAAACTTTTACCATCTGAGGTGTTAAAGTAAGGGCCAGTGTAAGGTTTTTTTGTAGCAAGTTCTGCAAGAGTACCATTGCTATAAAATCCAGTTTGTATTTGGTTTTTAGGATAGTACATATTATGTTCGTTTACCAAATTTATCACAAGGTTTATACTTTGGAGACCCACTAGGATCAAAACGTAAAATTTCACCACTTTTACCAAATCTAGCAGTAGCATCACTTACGTGAATCCATTGTGGGTTATCATCATCTCCCTTTTCCCATATTAATTGACCAAAGGTTAAATTATCAGCTATCCAAGTAAATACTTCATTTAATTCCTTACCACCTTTTACAGAAACAAAATCAACGGCTTCACCAAATTGGTGTTGAGAAGTTGTAGAACCCCCAATAGCAAGATTAACAGCTTTACTTCTGTAGCAACTAGTTATTAACATTTCACCAAACTCATTAGTAATAGGGATTAAAATATTATCATCTAATGATTTTAATGCTTTTATAACTGTAGGAGTTGGGGAATTTTCTATACCTGTTGTAGTAACTGTAAGGGTGTCTAAAGGATAACTACCATCCCAAGCAACATCGTCTATATCTACTGTTTCATCTTCAACCTCTAATTTATTTTTTCCTAAAGCTTCATCAAAGTTTTGTTCTGTAGGTAATTTAGGGACTGCTATGGTTTCTAACTTAGTATACCATTTATTATTTTGAATTTCATGTGATACACCTTTAATAATCCAAATTAATGTTTGGGGGTAATATTTAGGTAAAAATCTAGTATCAACTTCTAATTTATCATATATTCGTATCCCAGAAAGTCCTTCCATAGTAACGGAAATATTTATTGGAAGCATTCCTATTTGGTTAGTTCCTAAAGTTTGTTTATCTTCTTTTATTTGAGTTTTATTAAAAATTTCATTTTCTAATTTAATAATTTCTTGAAGCCAATCTTTTTGTAATTTTACAAATTCAGGATATCTATCTGTAGGGAAATCCTTAAATTGGTAGAAATCTTCCCTCTTATTTGTTTTATCGGATATGTCTTTACCCTTTGGGGTACCTTGAGCATAACCTAGCCAAAGATATTTTAATTGGTCCTTTAATTTAGTAATTCTTTCTTCGGTTGTAGGAACTGTTATGTTATTATTTTTTCTTAATGAATCTATTTTTTCTGGGAAGAATCTATCTTTTAATCCAGAATTCCAAGATGATAAACCAGTAGCATCTGAACCTACATTGTTACTTTGAGCCTGAGCTCCGATAGTAACTTGAGTAGCAAAATCATTAGTTAATTCTGTTTTAATATTAAAATCTGTTACAAAACTACCATCTCTTCCTACTACTGATCCTGAAGAGTTTAGGGTAGGATTAATACCATAAAGATTAATAGTAGAATTTTTAACATCTTGAGTACCATAGATAGGATTTTGATCATAAATCCTCATTATTTTATCATCTTCTAATCTAATAGAAAGTTTATTAACTCCACCTAAACAACTATTAGCGGTTTGACATAATTCATCTACAAAATCATACAAGCTAATAGTTCCGGTTTGTTCATTTCTTAGATTTTTAATAGCATCTAAAAGATATTGGTACTCAAAATAAATATTCATTATTTTCCCATGTAAAGGAAATTCTTCTTTATGATTATTTGGGTTTACTGTACTTTCCCAACGTTCTAACTTAACTTTTGGAAATGAAAAAACACTACCAGCATTTACTTTTCCATCCCAATCATTTGTACTATTAGCTATAGTTTTTAACTCATTTTTACTGTAAGGAAAATTAGCTCTAACCATTACTTTTGATGGATCAGCGGATACATTTATGCCTGGGTTGTACATTATATTTTTATCTGTATCCGTATCTATATCCAAGATAGGTTCATTATCTCCTTTTGAAGTATAAAGTAATAATCTATCTTTGATAAAATCTAAAATATCCCCTAAACGAATATAAAAATAAGGTTTTTCTTGAGCAAAAGTAGCAGTAGCACTAACAATTTTTCCTATAGATGTTTCAAGTCGAGTATAATTTAAACCTTCAATTGTATCCCCTGCTTCTTGGATTTCTACAGATGTAGTTTGAAGTCCATTCTTTTGGGTATAAACTTGATTCACGGTAATTTCTTCAGCTACTAAAATTGTTTTAAAATCAGATGAAACTTGCTTATATGAACTAGCAGCAGATCTTACATTTGTTCTTGAAAAAGAAGGGGATGCTGCTGTTGCTAAAAAAGAGGTTAATGCAGATGTTTCGTTAGGTTGGGGTTGATTGGGATTTGATGTTGTTGAAGATTTTCCTCCATATTGACCATCAATATTTAAACTTTCAATTATATCACCTTGACTGATTAAAGATAAGCTAATTTCATAATAACCAGCTTTATTAAATTCCCAGCTAAAGTTTTTTATTTTACCAAAAAACGCATCGTAATTACCATTAGATTTTTCTCTACGTTTCTCTATTAATTGTAAGAATTGGTTAGGATTATCACTAATAACTTTATCACCATTTTTACCCGAAAGAAATATGGGTAGAAGGCTTGTTACACCTTCAGCATTAGGATTTGAAACATATTTATCATCATTATTAAAGTAAATAGAATTACCCCATTCTATAAACATAGAATAACCAATTCTACAATATAAACTATCAATAAGGGAAAATTGTTTTTCGTTATTAGCTCTAATAGTTACTGAGGCTTCTCTTAAGGAACCCATATTACGGGACTTAATATTAAAAGAAGTTATACCAGGCATAGCACTTAAACCAAAACTAGTTCCACCAAATCCGTAAGCAGAATTATTTAATATAGAATCGGATGTTGCTAAACCCGAACGATAATAGGGGTTTGAATATGAGCCTGAAGAGTTGACTTCAAAATAAGCAGTACCACCAAATAATACTATATTATTGGCTAATTTATTACCTAAAAAATTATCTGAGCTTCCTAAACCTAATTGTTGGAGACGTTTAGTACCATCATCAGCTAACTTTAATACTAAAACCTCTTCATTTTCAGGGTTAGGACCTGCTCCCCCATCTTGAGTAGTATCATTAGGAGCAGAAACAAAATTAGTTCTTGAAGAAGGTAAGTAGTATGGAGTATTTTCAATATTAACAGAAGAAGCTAATGCCACATAAGCAGATTTAGCATTTTGCCAAACAATCTCTTGATTATCTTTTTGAATTTTACCTAAACGTTCTTGCCTTTGAGCAACTTGTTTATCTACGTAAGGTTTAAAAGGCCCTCCTAGTAAATTAGTACCTTCGAAATTACTATCTGCCATAACTTACTCATTTATATTTAAAGCATTTAATACAAAAGATAAATTACCAGGAATTCTAATTTGTACACCTGAAGGAGGGTACATAGAACCTACAAACTCAGGGTTTGCTGATGAGATTACCCACCAAAAGCTAGCATCATTATAGTACTGATTAGCTAGTAGATCATATCTATCCTCATCCGTAGTAATAACATATAAATCATTATCATTACGTGGAATTTCAACGTATCTATTACTAATGTAATAACGTTTTCCTTCAGTACTTTTTTTAATTAATGTGTTACTATATCTTCCCATTAAAATGGATTTGTTTGATTAAATATATCTAATGCACCTTGGGCTTGTCCTATAACATCTATAAACTCTTCATTATCTTCTTCAGGGATTTCTTCAAGTTCAACTTCACTAATAGCTAAATCTGGTAAAGGTTCCTGAGGGTTTGGTATTACTACAGCGTTGGGAACTCCTAAATCATATAAATTTTGATTTGCTTCTGTTCCATTAGCTAATTGTATAAATTTTTGTTTAATATTATTTTTACCAAATATACCATCTTTATTTGTAGTATCAAAAGGTGAACCTATAGTTTGTGGTAAGAATCTTTGAATTGGTTTAAATTCAACAGAAACATTAATAATGTGAGTTAATTCTTTTACTGCGGGGTCTCTGTATGTATTACCACCTACATCGGAGATAGATTGGTTTGATGAAGGAATGCCTATTTCCCACGGGGAATCAGTAGGCATTGTATAACTTAAAGATGTAATTACACCAGGTTGTTCAAAGAAATAACCACCAATAGTTAATTGATGAATATTACCTCTCATAAATCCATTTTCACTAAAATTTGGTGCTAGTGTTGATTGAAGGTAATTTAGTTTTTGGTACATTATAGATAACTCAGGTTTTGATTGAGCTACTACTTGGAAACCAAAACTTACACTTCTAGTAAATCCTTCGTAATTAAAGAATTCTTCACCTCTACCTAAATATTTAAAACTACCCCAACTAGCACCCATATTATCTGTAATAGCACCATCAAAGAATGCTGGGAAGTGAACAAAGGTTTTTCGTTTTGGATTATCTGGGTTAATTACTGCAAATCTAAATTTAACAAAATCATTTACAGCATCATTTTGTTGTGTAACATTATCAGCATTGTACATATACAATGCATTAATTTTATTTACTACATTTGTTTTACCTGTAGTTGGGTCTACAGCACCTGAAGAGTAGTTACTTCTATTAAGAGCAGGATTACCCGGATTACCTGCGTTTACTCTTTTTTCAAAGTTTTTCTGGTTATAATCTGGGGCATTAGTTAAAGTACCATTTCTTCTAGCTATATCATGTTGAGTAACACCAACAACTTTAGAAGTAATTTTTTTTCTAAAATCTACAGCTTTACCTGTTGTTCTAAATGAATTAAGGCTACTTAATTTATTTAATTCAGTATTAGTAAGAGTAGCTCCTCCTTTACCAAAGAAAAATGGGCGATCACCTGTAAATAATGGGTTATTAATACCTGTTCTAGTACCATCTTTAGCAAAACTAATAATAGTATTAATAGAAGCAACATCAGTACCTGCGTTAGGTCCTCCTAAATAAGAGAATAAAGGACCAAATGTTTGGTTTCTTACAAATTTTTTATCAAGGGTTAAAAGTCTTGAATTATTTCTTAATGCAGGGTTAGTTCTACTAATTAAATTTGTATATTGGGGTCTACTAAATGCTATATTATTTCCTGTTGGGTCTGTACCCTGTTTATTAGGGTGAGTACCAATAAGATTTCCTATAGGACCTGCTGCTAAGAATGTAGATAATGGAGTATATACACCATCATTTAATCTTGCCCTATTAGCTGTTCTTGTTATAGTGTTATATCCAGCAAATATATTTACTCCCGTCATTGATAGGAGATTTTGTTTTGCTAAAAATTGTATACCATTTGGAGATTTAATATCAGTAAACATTTTACCTAACCTTACAACATCTGTAGAAGCATCTACAAAAGCACTTGCTCCACCCCTTAAAATAAAATCACTACCATTTCCTATAGCAAAGCGATTAGGGGTTGGGGCTAAAAAATCAGCTCCAATAGGTGTTGATATATAAGGTTGATTACTCCACCCACCAGCAGGTCTATCTCCTGGATTGTTAGGGGAGCCAAATCTTAGAGATCTAAGGTCGGTTTTTAAGTCTACTAACGGCATTTAATTATCCTGGTAAGTTATCTGTATACTTAGGAGGAGTTAAACCATCTAAATCTAATGTAGAAGGTTGTGGTTTTTTCTGCATGTTTGGATTACCATTGATCGAGTATTGATCATGCAATGGTGATAAATCACTTGCACCAGGCATATTAGCAGGAGTAGCTCCATTAAATGAAGTTAAATTTGAACCGTTGTTTGTTAATTTATTTAATAATCCCATAATATTATGTTTTGTTATAAATATTAAATTTTAAAGTTTACTATAGCTTAATGATTCAGCATATCCAACTTTTGATGAGTCCATGTAAACATTTGAGTCTTTTTGAGCTATTTGTTCTAGTACAGATAACATTTTACTATCACCACCCCCACCTTTACTAATATTAGGTGATACTGCTAAGTTATCACCTTTAGCTGTCATAGCCATTTTACCATATGAATCGGTAATAGTAAAAGGACCACGTGAAGAATCTGCTATACCATCTTGAACCATCTGAGTAGAAGAAGCAACTAAAGCTCCTAAAGCTCCTGTTGCTGCTAAAGCTAGAGGTAAACCAAAAGGACCCGCCATAAACGAACCTTCAAAAATTTTAGCATAAGCAGTTATTAAACCTTTTACAGCTACTGCTGCTTGTAAAGCTGCTATACCTCCTAAAACACCTAATAAAGCACCAGCTGCAGCTTTTGATTCTGATATAGCGGCAACCATTGAAGCGAAACCATCAATTATTGGGGATAAAATAGTAGCAATATCTCCTACGACACCTTTAATTTTTTCTAATGATGCTTCAAATTTTTCACTTGCACTTTGGGCCTGCATTTGTTGATATGATTGTTCACCATACTTTTCAATGAAATCGTCTTGAGATAAATTTAATAATTCTTGTTGCATTACCATTTGAGCTAACTCATCACGAGACATACCTAAAGCATCAGCCGCTGCTTGTTGTTGAATTCTATTACCTGTAGCGAATGCTTCTGTAATTTCAGAATTTTTAGCAATTTCTTCTGAAAGTCCTGCTAAATCATTATCTAATGCTAATTGTCTAGCTTTATCAAGGTTGATTTCTTTTCCAGTTAGCATCTGGAATTTTAATTCGTTTTCGATTGAGGTTTCAAATTCTAATAATGAACCCGCAATTTTATCTACTCCTTCTAAACTTAAACCTAAAGCTCTAGCTTCAGTAGCAGCTTCAGCTAATAATTGAGGAGACATTCCTAATGACACTACAATTGAAGCAGAAGCAGTAGCTATATCATTTAAAACTGCTTTAGCACTAATAGCACTATTTCTTTGTCTATTAACAGCATTAACAGTTTCTACTGTATTTTCTAAAACTCCTTCTGTATCTTCACCTTGGATTCTAGCTAGTAGTGATAATTGGGAAGCTTCTTTTACTCCTAATCCTAACTGTTTAGTTAGCATTGTCATAGTAATTAAAGTATCACCCCCAAAATCTGAAATTAAACCTGTAGTTGCTGCTAAATCTGTAAAGGATTTATTTAAATCTTTTGATGTAATTAAAACATCTTGAGATTCTAAAGCTGTTATTGCTAAACTATTCTGAAGTTGGTATGCTGATTCATAACTAATTCCTAGATTTTTTTGTAGATTAGCTATATTATCACTACCTGCTAATGCAGCTTTAGCTAAACCTATTATAGCACCTTCAGATAATATAGAAAGTTTTTCAGTATTTGTTAAATCCTCATTTAATAATTGAGCAGCTAATCCTGATTTATCAAGAGATATTAAATAATCCATAGCTGTTTGAGCTATATTTCCTAAAATACCCCTACGAAGAATATCTTGTTTTATTTGTTCTCCTGTTGTCTTTCTTTGTGCTTCAGCTTGATCAGCTATCTCTTCATAATTAAAAACATCTTCAGCACTAATCTCTATACCTTTAGAACGAAGAGTATTAATAGCTTCACTTGCTATTTTTCTGGCTCTATCTGCTTTTTCTTGTTCTCTAGCATATTCTTTTTGGGCAACGGCACCTTTTTTGCCTCCTTTAGCTATTTCTTCTTGTAAAGCAAGTTGTTTTTGGTTTGATTTAACAATAGCTTCTGTTGCCTTAGTTAAATCATTACTATAGGTTTTAACTACTTTTTTAGTAGCAGCATCAAATCCTTCAGTTTCTTGGGCTGCTAAATTTAAATTAGCAGTAATATCACGAAGTAACTCATTCGTTGCTTCAAATTCTTCCCTTAATTTTTTTGCTTCGTCAGATGTAGCCATAGTTTATCTATATGTTATAAATATTATTTATAACTGCTTTTTGTAGGAATTTTTACAGTTCCATCCGAATTTATCATGTTAGTAGAATTAGGATTAGAGGATTCTTTAGATTTTTTCATCATTTCTGATTGTTTATCATAATGATTTTTAATCTTAGAATAAGTAAATTTTCTTAACCATAAAGGCATATCATAAACTACAGGCCAAGAGTACCCCCCTTGCCCATAAAAACAAATTTCGTGGATTTGAGTTAAAAAATTTAACCTATATTGTTTAGCCGAGGTTGACGTCAGGCCAAAAAAAGTTAATCCCAATTGGGAGATTGACTGGCTTGTTTGAAGTAGAGGGAAAAAAAGTTAAATCCACGTCCGGTTGAATTTTTGAAATATGCTCTCTAAATGATCTAGCATCTCGAGCTAAAAAGGCTTGATCAATAAATTCTCGAATAGTTTTAGATTCTCTATCTCCATTAATAGAAGTAACCATATATTTTAAACGAGTTGTTAATTCGGGAGATTCTTCTTTTTTTAATTTTTTTAATCCTTCTAATTCTCTATTAATTTTACCTTCATCGCCTTGAGTTAAAAATTTAAATGTAATTTCATTATTTGAGGCTGGGAGTGTGAATGTAAATTCATTTTGTCCTTTAGTATATAAAGATTCATCTAAAGGTTTATTATCAATTTCCGATAAATCAACAACTTCTTCTACACCATTATAAGTAAATTTATATTCTGCTCCATATCCTAAAATACGAGCAGCAATCATTACAGCATTTTTATCACCAATAACTAAATCACTATAATCAAATTTAGTTACAATTAATGATTTTAATAATTTATCTAATACAGTCCCATTTTGAATATAATTTTGATTAGTAAGGATATCTTCTTCCTTAGCAGTCATATATTTAATTTCAATAGTACCGTTTGATAATGGGTGACCTTCAGGATATAATAAACCTTTTGAAGGTAAGTCGATTGTTTCTGTTGGTAAGTTAAAACTCATATTTTTATTTATAACGTTTATCGTGTATACATATTTAATATAAAAAAGAGCTTGACGTTAGCCAAGCTCTCTTTAAAAGTAATTGTTTTTTTTTAGAAGTTCAAGATACAGTAATCTGGTTGAACTGTCATTGTTAGGTTAATTGCTGTATTCTCAGTATCCCAACCATATTCACCAAAACCAGCTTCAGTAATTAAAGCACCTTTGATAATCCATTCTGATACTACATCACCTACAGGACCTAATACGTTAAATGTCAAATCTTTCTTGTAGAAATCTGAATAACCATCTCTACCAGTTACTGATTCGTGGTGTAGTCTTACCCATTCCATTACTGCTTGTGCACCTGAAGGTGTGATTGGATCAAATAGTGTAAACTGGATAGGACCCCATGTTGATTTACCTTTAACGAAACGTTGAACGTTAATATGGTTTAAAGCCACTGTGCCTTGACTTAATGTTACAGCACCTACACCTTTAATTGTGTAAGCTGGGAACCCATCAATATACATGATGAATCTATTCGCTTGTTTTGGCTCAAACGCTGTAAAAAATATTTCGTTAGGATCTAATACTGCCATTGTTGTTTAATTTATTCTATTATAAATATTCGTTATTTAAACCTTTACGCTGGGAAAGTAGCTCCCGTTGGTAATACGTTAAAGTCTAAGTAAATGAATTCTGCTGTTTTAGTAGGTTGTAAGTAAATAGCACCTACTAATTGGTTTCTATCAATTACATCCGGAGTATTATTGCTATCATCCATTACTACTTTGAAAGCATATAAACCTTGTCTTTGTTGAACTGTTTCTAGATATGGGTTTACTGCTGCTAAGAAATTATTTCTTGTAGCTGCTGTGTTTTGTTCAAATACTAATGTTTGAGCAACTTGTCCAATGTAAGATTTAAGAGCAATTAATAATCTTCTAACATTTACTCTATCAAGCGCGGAAGCTTGTTTTTGTAATGTTTTCTGACCGTATACTACTGTTCCTGTTCCTGGGAATGATGCAATTGGGTTGATATTTGCTTCATATAAAGTATCTCTATTACCTTGAGATAATTTTCTTTCAGGGCGAATTACGTTAGTTAATCCTCCTCTGTTGATACCCGCTGGAGCAAACCATGGCTCGCTTACACTGTCGTTAAATGCGTAAACTCCCCCCATCATTGTTGATGCTGGTACGAAAACATTTTTACCTGAATCTGGTTCGAATGTTTGTAACCAAGGCCAGTACATAGCTGCATATGAAGTATTTCTAGCATCACCTTGAGCTGTTGCATTAGCAATAGTTGAACCATATACTACAGGATCTAAAACATAAAGATTATCTCCTCTAGTTTGTGTATTGTTTATTGCTGCTGTAGTTTGTGATGGGTGAACTTTATCAAATAATCCAGGTGTTAATAAAGCATTAAATTGGTAATCATCTTGGTTTGATAATAAATTAATCATATCAGTATAATCACTACCAATTAAACCTTGAGTTACACCTGTAACACCTCCTGAACTAGTACCTGCTTTTTCATAGTAATTACCACCACCAGGGTATATTGAGATGTTTTTACCTTCACCACCACTAAATGAACCATTATTAGAACCTGAACCTAATGCTGGGATAGAACCTGTAAAGTTAGATTTTGGATCACCACCATTATTTAAATAATTTGGGGTTGCACTACCTACAGATTTTACTCTTACATATCTAGAAGCATTAGGATATGAACCTGAAATTTCTAAATAGTTTTCTGTTGAATTATAGTTATATCTAGTATCACCTATTACTCTAGAAATAAAGTTATCTGAGTTAGGATCTAATGATAAATTATTCCATGTTTCTAAAACAATAGGGTTATCATTTCTATCATCACCTCTTCTAATTACTAATGAGAAAGTACCAGCAGATTCGTTACGAGCAACTACTTGCCATCTTACGTTATCTACTGAGCCAGAGTCTAATGAACCTGAAGTAACTGAACTAGTATTGTTAAAAATAACACCTTTATCAATAGCTTCTAAAGTAAATGAAGTACCATTACTAGAACTATCAGCAACTTCTGCTTCAGCATAATCCCATGCTGTAAGTGAGCCTGATACTACTCTAGTAACTAATAAAGTGTTACCACCATTGTTAAAGTAATTATAAGCAGCAATTGAAGTAAAATAAGTATATACTTCACTACCACTATCAAATGTAGTTCCAAATCTGTTTTGATAATCACTATAAGATGTAACTACTGTAGGTACTTCTACAGGTCCTTTTACTGCGGGACCTACAAGAGCAGCTCCTACTTGAACTGGCTGCTGTGTGATAAATGACTGGTCATTCTCTCTTGCTAATACACCGGGTGATATTAATGTTTCTGCCATTGTGTTAGAATTATTATTTTGTTATAAATATTCAAGAGAGAATCAAAAATTAATCTATTTTTGTAAATTCTCCTGTTTCTATGTTGATATTCCCATCCCCATATTTTTGTTGAAGATTTTCTCCTAGTTTACGACCTTTTTCACCTACTTCATCAATTGAAGATTTTAGTTTATCTTTTTCTAATTCAAGAGCTAAAATTTGATATTCTATTTGACCTAATTGTGTTACAACACTTTGTTCTAATTGTTGAATATCTTTAATGATTTGGTGTTCTTCTTTAGTTAATAACACTTTTTCCATGTTTATAAATATTATATTATTTTTTGTTATTTAATAATTTTTTTACTTCAGTAAATACTTTATTGGGGTGGATTGATTTTTGACATATATGTTGTTTATCAGTTCCTTTCCAAATAGGGCACCAATTCCAATCACCAGCATCAAATTTAAAATTAGGATTTACCCAACAAGAGTTACATACAGATTCATTACGTACTCTGGTTACTTTTGTTTGAAATTCATGTTCTTCTGAGGTAAAATTATTAATCATAACTGTACGTTTACCTAAAGCCCAATTAAACCAAGCTAACCCAGAACTAAGGCCTATAAAAGTTTCAGCATGTAATAAATAATTAGCTACTACATCGAAGGGTTGATTCCAAGAATTAATAGTATTTGGAATATCTAATTTATCTTTACTTAAAACAACAACTTTATAACCTGACTGGTTTAAAAGTTTAGTTAAAATTGTCCAGTACTTATAAGGCCATTCTTTACATCCTGCTGTGGATTGAGGGGAAATTACTACATATTTATCTTTAATTGGTTTAGCCTTTTTAAAAAAATTAATTCCATAGTTAACTTCTTTAAAATCTAATCCTAATATATCTGTAGCAGTTTGTTGTAATGGGAACAAATTTACTTGGTTTGGGTGTAAATTTTTATCATTCCAAAAACCATTTTCTCCTCTAAACCATCCAATTTTATATTTAGCTCTAATACCTTGAACAGATTCACCTGGGGTGGTAAATTCAATGTTTTTATATGCTTCTAACCCCTCAAACCAATCATTATGGAAGGTAGATACTACTACTTTACAGTTATGTTTTTTAGCGAATTCTACAACATAAGGGGTCCATGCTAAAGTATCACCTATAGAACTAGATTCAAGAGATATTAATACTTTTTCACCTGTTAGATCTAAAGTATCTACAATTTCACCATTAACTTTAATAATCCATTTAGTATAATATTCTCTTCCACAAGAAGTCCACATATTTTTACCAATAGTATTACTAAAAATAGTTTTATTAGTATTAGCATCAATAAATTCTATTAAATATTGTTTATCTTCATCACCTAAAATTTCAACTTTAGGACCTTCTAAATACGAAATATGAATTTCATTAGGTTTAGGTGCTGGGAGAGTGTAGTTTTCTATAAATTCTTGGATAGTATTTTTACCAATTTCTGCTACACGATCCCAATTAAAATCTCTATGGATAATTTTAGCTTCTTCTACAGCACGTTTTTTATGATCTGTATAATTTTCAAAAGCATCACGCATTACACGAGCTAAATCTTCAAAATCAGGTTCATAATAATTTCCAGGCACATGGTTACTTTCTAACATTTTAGCATACCTAGAGTATGTATTATTACTAGTAGGTCTTTCACCTAATATTTTTACGGGAAGTCCTTTTCCTTTAGCAAATTCCATTTGAGCAGAACATGATGAGTATATAGAAGGGGTACCACAGGCCATTGCTTCAATTAAAGGTAAATTCCATCCTTCTGCTCTAGCACATGATAAAAACACATGACCATTTTTTAAATATGTAATATAATCTTCTCGTGATGGGAAATGTTTAATTTTTAGTCGGGGATCTTCTAAATTAAATCCTTTAAGTCTATCTTCAGTTGTTTCAAAACCATCAATGTCTTTACCCCACATATTATCAATAGATAATATAAGATCAATTGGTTCTTCAGGTTTAAACTCTTTAAGGAAAGCTTCAATGATTTCTTTAGTAGATTTTCTATAGTCCCAACGACCAAATAAAATAAATTTAAATCTACCATCTACGTAATCTAATGTGGTTTGGGGGTCTTCTGGGAAGAAAGTATCAACATCAACTCCTTCAGGTACAACTTTTACTTTATTAGGATCGGCACCTTGTTCAATAGTACATTGGGCTTGCCAATTTGAAGGAACCCATAATTGGTCAAATTCACACCATTTATTAAAAAATCCTTCAGGTTGTCTTGTAGATTCCCACACATTAAACCCTATTTTAGGACCCTGGTAATTATGGTAAAAGTAATGGTGATTTGTTTCTGCTAATATTAAATTAATATTATGGTTAAAATTTTCACCATAATTACTATATATTTCTTTATCTATTAACTGGTGGTTGTTATCAAAAACTGTTTGGGTTGAAAGGATTTTTTTATCTTGGTCTGTAAGATATTCTTCACCATTATGAGGTTCATCACTTATACCATCCCAACTATTACCAACAGTAAAGTTTCTAAATTTTAATGGGAAGTAGTTTGAAATACCTCTAAAGAAATCACGAGTGTGGTTGTTGTATCCAGTTGTACCTACATAAGGACCATGCCCATATATTTTTGGTTGTTTCATATATAACTTTATAATTTTAGTTGTAACTAAATGTATGAAGGGGGGACTAGCCCCCCTACTTACTTTTTATTTTTTATAAACTGCTTTTTCTAAAGCTTCTACTCTTTCAAGTAGTTCTTTATTTGATTGAATTAATACTGCTACTAATTTATCGTATTTAACAGCTTTATATCCATTTTTTCTAGTAGTTACTAGTTCTGGGAACTGGGATTCAATTTCTTGGGCTATTACACCAATTTCAGTACCGGTTTTACCACTAACTTCATTCCAATCGAATGTATAACCTCCTAATTGAGATAATTTTGCTGAAGCAGATATAATAGGTTTAATATTTTCTTTTAATCTCTTATCTGAAGAATAATAAGCAATAATATCACCACCTACTCTTAATTCTTGAGCTGTAGTACCTGTTACATAATCTAATTCGTTAGCACCATCTCTATATATGGTATTCCCGGATCCATCCGCCATAATAACGCGGTATGCTGTATTGGCAGCAGCTGATGTAATACTAAAGCTGTTACCTGATGAACCTGAAGTTCCTGAAGAACCTGATGAACCATTGTTACCATTGTTACCATTGTTTCCTGAGTTTCCTGAGCTACCTGAAGTACCTGATGAACCACTTGAACCATCGTTACCATCGTTACCATTGTTTCCGCTGTTACCCGAGCTACCTGAAGTACCTGATGAACCACTTGAACCATCGTTACCATCGTTACCATCGTTTCCTGAGTTTCCTGAAGTACCTGAAGAGCCTGATGAGCCTGAGTTTCCTGAAGTACCTGATGAACCACTTGAACCATCGTTACCATCGTTTCCTGAGTTTCCTGAAGTACCTGATGAACCACTTGAACCATCGTTACCATCGTTTCCTGAGTTTCCTGAAGTACCTGATGAACCACTTGAACCATCGTTACCATCGTTACCATCGTTTCCTGAGTTTCCTGAAGTACCTGATGAACCACTTGAACCATCGTTACCATCGTTACCATCGTTTCCTGAGTTTCCTGAAGTACCTGATGAACCTGATGAGCCTGAGTTTCCTGAAGTACCTGATGAACCTGATGAGCCTGAGTTTCCTGAAGTACCTGAGCTACCTGAGCTACCTGAGTTTCCTGATGAGCCTGAAGTACCTGAGCTACCTGAGGTACCTGATGAACCTGATGAGCCTGAAGTACCAGAATTACCTGAAACACCTGATGAACCTGATGTACCAGATGAACCTGATGAACCTGAATTACCTGAACTACCAGAAGTACCTGAGCTGCCTGATGTACCTGAAGAACCTGAAGAACCTGATGAACCATTGTTACCATTGTTTCCTGAGTTTCCTGAGCTACCTGAAGTGCCAGATGAGCCTGAAGAACCTGATGAACCATTGTTACCGTTGTTTCCTGAGTTTCCTGAACTACCTGAAGTGCCAGATGAGCCTGAAGAACCTGATGAACCATTGTTACCGTTGTTTCCTGAGTTTCCTGAGCTGCCTGATGTACCTGAAGAACCTGAAGAACCTGATGAACCATTGTTACCATTGTTTCCTGAGTTTCCTGAGCTGCCTGATGTACCTGAAGAACCTGATGAACCATTGTTACCATTGTTTCCTGAGTTTCCTGAACTACCTGAGGTACCAGATGAGCCTGAGGTACCAGATGAGCCTGAAGAACCTGATGAACCATTGTTACCGTTGTTTCCTGAGTTTCCTGAGCTACCTGAAGTGCCAGATGAGCCTGAAGTACCGCTTGAACCTGAGCTACCTGAGTTACCTGAATTACCAGATGAGCCTGATGTACCTGAAGAGCCTGAGGTACCAGATGAGCCTGAAGAACCTGATGAACCATTGTTACCATTGTTTCCTGAGTTTCCTGAGCTACCTGAAGTACCACTTGAACCTGAACTACCTGAGTTACCTGAATTACCAGATGACCCTGATGTACCAGATGAGCCTGATGTTCCTGAACTACCTGATGAACCTGAGTTACCTGAGTTACCTGATGAACCTGAAGTACCTGAGCTACCTGATGTACCAGATGAACCTGATGAACCTGAAGAGCCTGAGTTACCTGAGTTACCTGATGAGCCTGAAGTACCTGAGCTACCTGAGGTACCAGATGAACCTGATGAGCCTGAAGAACCCGAGTTACCTGATGAGCCTGAAGTGCCAGATGAACCTGAAGTGCCAGATGAACCTGATGAGCCTGAAGATCCTGAGTTACCAGATGAGCCTGAAGTACCTGAACTACCTGAAGTACCGGATGAGCCTGATGAACCTGAAGAACCCGAGTTACCTGATGAGCCTGAGGTACCAGATGAGCCTGAAGTACCTGAGCTACCTGAGCTACCTGAGCTACCTGAGTTACCTGAACTACCAGAAGTACCTGAACTACCTGAAGTGCCTGATGAGCCTGAAGATCCTGAGGTACCAGATGAGCCTGAAGAGCCTGAAGAGCCTGAGTTACCTGATGAGCCTGATGTACCAGATGAGCCTGATGTACCAGATGAGCCTGATGTACCAGATGAGCCTGAAGAGCCTGAAGAGCCTGAGTTACCTGATGAGCCTGAAGTACCAGATGAGCCTGAAGTACCTGAGCTACCTGAGCTACCTGAGCTACCTGAGCTACCTGAGTTACCAGATGAGCCTGAAGTACCAGATGAGCCTGATGAGCCTGAGTTACCTGATGAACCTGAAGTACCTGATGATCCAGATGTTCCTGAGCTACCAGAAGTACCTGAGCTACCGCTTGAGCCTGAGTTACCTGATGAACCTGAAGTGCCAGATGAACCTGAAGTACCGGATGAGCCTGATGAACCTGAGTTACCTGAATTACCTGATGAACCTGAAGTACCGGATGAGCCTGATGAACCTGAGTTACCTGAAGTACCAGATGAGCCTGAAGTACCAGATGAGCCTGAAGTACCCGAGCTACCACTTGAACCACTATTTCCTGAAGAACCTGAAGTACCTGAGCTACCAGAAGTACCTGAGCTGCCTGAAGTGCCTGATGAACCTGATGAGCCTGAAGTACCAGATGAACCAGATGAGCCTGAAGTACCAGCTACACCAGAAGTACCTGATGAACCTGATGTACCTGATGAGCCTGATGTACCTGATGAGCCTGATGAGCCTGATGTACCCGGAGCACCACTAGTACCAGAAGTACCATCAGCTCCATTTACACCTGATAAACCTGATGTACCTGATGTACCTGATGAGCCTGATGAGCCTGATGAGCCTGATGAGCCTGATGTACCTGCTACACCAGATGTACCTGAGCTACCTGAAGTGCCAGATGAACCTGATGAGCCTGAAGACCCTGAGTTACCTGATGAGCCTGAAGTACCAGATGAGCCTGATGAGCCTGAATTTCCTGATGTTCCTGATGAGCCTGATGAGCCTGATGAACCTGAATTACCTGAACTACCCGAAGTACCTGAAGAGCCTGATGAGCCCGAATTTCCTGAAGTACCTGATGAACCTGATGAACCTGACGTACCTGAAGAACCGGACGTGCCCGACGAACCAGATGAACCAGATGTACCTGAACTACCTGAAGAACCTGAGTTACCTGATGTACCAGATGAGCCTGAACTACCTGAAGAACCTGAGTTACCTGATGTACCTGAACTACCAGAAGAACCTGATGAACCAGATGTACCTGATGAACCACTTGTTCCTGAAGAACCTGATGTACCCGAGCTACCACTTGAACCACTATTTCCTGAACTACCTGATGTACCAGATGAGCCTGAAGTTCCTGATGAGCCTGAGCTACCTGAGTTACCTGAAGATCCACTTGTACCAGATGAGCCTGAAGTACCTGAGCTACCTGAAGTACCTGAGCTACCAGATGAGCCTGAAGTACCTGAAGTACCTGAAGCACCATCTACACCCGAAGTACCTGAACTACCTGATGAGCCTGAAGTACCTGATGAGCCTGAAGTACCTGATGAGCCTGAAGTACCTGATGAGCCTGAAGTACCTGAACTACCTGAGCTACCTGAGTTACCAGATGAGCCTGAACTACCTGATGTACCTGAAGAACCTGATGTTTGAGCTGCTTCTCTATAAGCAACTTGTCCATCAGGTTTTAATACTAATACTGTTTCTTCGGTTGAGGCTTCAGGGACTTCGCCTGGTACTATGTTTACCGATCCGCTAAATTGGGAAGAACCTGATACAATCAGGCCTTTTTTAATTTTAAATTCGTTCATCGTTTATTTTTCTGTTTTCATTTCCAACAGGTAATTCCGTTATGTCTGGTATACATATTATAATAATATAGAAAAAACAAAGTGCCCCTCAATGAGGGGCACCTTTCTTTATAGTAAAGCTATTTATTAAGCTTTAAGTCTAGTATTATGGAATACTACTCTAATTGTACTACCTGTACTATTACTTACTGTTAAGGCAAAATTACCTCCACCTGAAGTCACATTAAATACAATTCCATCTGTATTACCAATATCTGTAGTACTACTTTCAGCTAAAACAGCACCTGTTGAATTAGCAGTTATCCTTACAGTACCCGTACGTTGATGGGATCTATCTGTACTATAAGCTACATAGTCTAAAATTAAACCAGTATATGTAGTTCCACTAATAGAAGGTTGAATATTACCATCAGCACCATTAGCGACTTCAATTCTATCTGAGGTGGTTTCTAAATACTCACCTACAGTAAGAACATCTGTAGTAGCATCAAACGTTAAGTTTGGTTGTGCTGTACCACTAGTACCATTAGAATTATCTACAGTGATAAGTCTATTAGTATCTGGTGTAGATAAATTAATTAACCCTGATGTACCACTTGAACCTGATGATCCTGAAGTACCAGATGAACCTGAACTACCTGATGATCCTGAAGTACCAGATGAACCTGAACTACCTGATGATCCAGATGTACCAGATGAACCTGATGTACCTGAACTACCTGATGTACCTGAAGAACCTGAGCTACCTGATGTACCTGAAGAACCTGAGCTACCTGATGTACCTGAACTTCCTGATGTACCTGAGCTTCCTGATGAGCCTGAACTACCAGATGTGCCTGATGAACCAGATGAACCAGCGCTTCCTGAGGTACCTGAGCTTCCTGATGAGCCTGAAGTACCTGAGCTACCTGAAGTACCTGATGAGCCTGAAGAACCTGAAGTACCGCTTGAACCTGAACTACCTGATGTACCAGATGAGCCTGAAGTACCAGATGAGCCTGATGAACCTGAAGTACCTGATGAACCTGAAGATCCTGAAGTACCTGAACTACCAGATGTGCCTGAAGAACCTGAAGATCCTGAGCTGCCTGATGTGCCTGAACTACCTGATGAGCCTGAACTACCAGATGTGCCTGATGAACCAGATGAACCAGCACTTCCTGAAGTACCTGAGCTACCTGAACTACCAGATGTACCAGATGATCCTGATGTACCTGAACTACCAGATGAACCAGATGTGCCTGAGCTACCTGAAGAACCTGATGATCCTGAAGTACCTGATGATCCTGAAGTACCTGATGATCCTGAAGTACCTGATGAACCTGAACTACCTGCGCTTCCTGAAGTACCTGAACTACCTGAAGAACCTGAAGTACCTGAAGAACCTGAAGTACCAGATGAACCTGAAGAACCTGATGATCCTGAAGTACCTGATGAACCTGAACTACCTGCGCTTCCTGAAGTACCTGATGAACCTGAAGAACCTGATGATCCTGAAGTACCTGATGAACCTGAGCTACCTGCGCTTCCTGAAGTACCTGATGAACCTGAAGAACCTGAAGTACCTGAGCTACCAGATGTGCCTGAGCTACCAGATGTACCAGATGAGCCTGATGAGCCTGATGAACCTGATGTACCTGAAGATCCTGAACTACCTGCGCTTCCTGAAGTACCTGAACTACCTGAAGAACCTGAAGTACCTGATGAACCTGAAGTACCTGATGAACCTGATGTACCAGAAGAACCAGATGAGCCTGAACTACCTGATGTACCTGAGCTACCCGATGAACCAGCACTTCCTGAAGTACCTGAACTACCTGAAGAACCTGAGCTACCTGATGTACCTGAAGAACCTGAGCTACCTGATGTACCAGATGAACCTGATGTACCAGATGAACCTGATGTGCCTGATGAACCAGATGAGCCTGATGTTCCTGATGAACCAGATGAACCCGATGAACCTGATGTACCTGAAGATCCTGAACTACCAGAAGTACCCGAACTACCTGAAGAACCTGAAGTACCACTTGAGCCTGAGCTGCCTGATGTGCCTGAACTACCTGATGAACCTGAAGTTTGTGCTGATTCTCTGTAGGCTACTTGACCTGTTGATGTGAGCACTAAAACAGTTTCCTCTGTAGGGGCTTCAGGAACATTACCTGGAACAATAAATACTGAACCTGATAACTGTGAAGAGCCGGATACTATGAGACCCTTCCTGATTTTAAATTCGTTAGCCATAGAGAATTTGTGTTGTTTTTTAAATTATTTTAACGTTAATAAATATATATAAAACTAGTTATCTTTCAATTAAATTTGTAAAGGATTTTACAGTAACATTATACCCACTTCCACTACCATTATCTACTGTAAGTACAGCATTAGTACCTGTAGAAGCCGTGAATGTAATTGCATCTGTTGCGTTATTTAAATCTGTACTTGTAACCTCATCTATAATAATAGATGAAGAATCAAATATAGCTCTTATAGTACCAAATCTAGCTCTACCATCATTACCTAGTAAAGTGTAATCTACTACCATTCCTAAATAATTTGCTGTTGGGACTGAAACTAGGTTACCAGTATTACCATCCGTAACTGTAATTTCTGAAGTTCTTCTTTCAAATTCAGTATTTTGGGTTAATATAGTACCATCAAATGTTAAAGCACTTTCACCATTAATAGTATCTGTACCTGTAGCTGTTAATATATTATTATCAGTATTATTAGTAATAGTAGCTGAACCTGAACTACCACTTGTACCTGAACTACCTGAGCTACCATCTATACCTGAAGTACCTGATGAGCCTGAGCTACCATCTATACCTGAAGTACCTGAACTCCCACTAGAACCACTGGTTCCAGATGAACCAGAAGTACCTGATGAACCTGAACTACCATCTGCTCCTGAGGTACCTGAAGAACCACTTGAACCATCTATACCTGAAGTACCGCTTGAGCCTGAAGATCCATCTAAACCTGAAGTTCCTGATGAACCTGAACTACCACTTGTGCCTGAAGAACCACTTGAACCATCAGTACCTGAAGTACCTGATGAACCAGATGAACCGTCTAAACCTGAAGTTCCTGATGAACCTGAACTACCACTTGTGCCTGAAGAACCACTTGAACCATCAGCACCTGAAGTACCTGATGAGCCTGAAGAACCTGAAGTACCCGAACTACCTGATGAGCCTGATGTACCTGATGAACCACTTGAACCTGATGTACCTGAAGAGCCTGATGAACCAGACGTACCTGAGCCACCACCGCCTCCACCATCAATACGCACTA